GGTGCTCGTAGACTTGGTATGGCAAATGGCAATCTTAATATTCCAAAGATAAAGACAGGTTCTCGTGCTTTATTTACTGGTGAAGCTCGCTCTATTTCTAAAACAGCTCCAAAATTCGGAAATTTGAAATTATCAGCAAAGAAACTGACGGCACTGATTCCAATGAGCAATGACCTTTTGCGTTCTACCAATTTTGATAATGATGTTATTGTTGGACAAGACATTACAAAACAAATGGCTCTTGGCGTAGATTGGGGTGCTTTGATGGGGTCTGGTGGAGAATTTCAGCCTCTTGGCATTACTAAAAATAAAAATGTAATGAATATTGATGCAACCTCTATTGAAGCAGAATATGCAAGCTCTGCGGGCGTATTAACCGCTGCATTTCCAAACTATCTTGTAGCTTCTGTATTAAAGAATAATGTATATGCTGATGGTCTTGGATTTGTCTTTAATACTAGTGTAGAACAGTTTTTCAAATCTCTACGAGATAGTGTAGGTGGCTTTATATTTGCCAAAGAAATGAACGAAAGTGGTACTCTTGTTGGATACCCTTATCGTACTACAAATCTATTAGAAACTACAAATGGTAAAACTCAAATTATTTTTGGAAATTGGAATGATTTAGTTATTGGCGAACAAGGTGCTCTTGAAATTGAAACTAGCCGTGAAGGTTCTTGGACTGATGATGCAGGAAACTTGATTTCTGCTTTTGAAAATGACCAAACTCTTATTCGTGCTATCAATAATGTAGATACTGGTTTACGCCATGATGAAAGTTTTGCTGTGGCTTCTAAAGTTGCTGTTCCCGTTTAATAAGGAGGTGTCACAATCATATGAAAAGAGAATTACTTCAAAATATAAAAGTTCAGCCCTATCATTCAGAAGATGTCATTGAAAGAACAGGGTTTCTATCAGGTATTATTGGTGCAACTATCGGTGGAGATGGAGATTTAACATTAACTATTGTACATAGCGATGATGGTATAACATTTGATACAGTTTCAGATAAAAATTTGTTTCCAGAAAAGCAAACTAAAGATGGTGTATTTACTATTAAATCTCTTGTTACTGGAGACGTTGTAAATATTGATGTTGACTTTGCAGGACTGAAAAATTTTGTTAAAATTGCTGTTTCTGGTACAGCAGCAACTAACACTACTCTTGCTGTTGCATTAGGAGATACAAGCGTTCAACCAGTATAAGGAGTGTTATATATGCCAAGAATTTATAAAACTATATACAATAATAAAACTAAAATTACTAAAACTGTAACTCCTACACAAGAAATAAAGACAACTGAAGATGATAAGAGAAAAAACAGCAACGGCGATAAATAATCGTCGTTGTTCTATTTAGGAGGGTTATATGCTTGCAGAAAATGCACTAACAACACTTGATAGAATGAAACTAATGCTAGGATTATCAGATATTGAAGACGAACGAACTAATGAAATGATTACATTACTTATAAATAAAGCATCTTATTGGATTGAGCATCAAACAGGAAGACATTTCGGTAAACGTTACTATAGACAATGGTATGACGCAGATGGTCAACAAGAACTTGTTACATTAGAATACCCTATCATAAGTGTTGAATGTATTCGAGAAAATGGCAGAGAAGTTGACCCAAGTCGTTATGATTATTCTCAAAATGGAGATGTAGGCGTTATTTACCGAGATGAAGGCTGGTTAAAAGCTGGATATTGTAGAGGATTAGCTTATGATATTGTAGCACCTAAAAAAGCAATTGAAGTGTGCTATACAGCAGGCTATGTTTTACCAAAAGATGCTACAAAAGATAATCCACAGACATTGCCTGCTGATATTGAAGGGCTAGTTTGGGATATTATTTCTCAGATGTATACGAGTATGCAAAACGGTTCTCAAGGATTAAGCTCCTTTTCCATTTCTGATGTTACTTGGACATTTGATAAATCACAACAGTCACAAAATTCTGAATGGACACAAATTATCAATTTGTACAGGAGGTATTAAAATGGATGTTGATATAATACTATCCGATTTTGATAGATTGAAAACAGCTTGTCATGAGATGGCTAGCAAAAGAATTATTGTTGGTATTGTCGGAAACGTAGACTCAGAAGTTCTAAAAATTGCTCATGCTCATGAATATGGTACGAATAAACTACCAGAACGTTCTTTCATAAGAGCAAGTTTTGATGCAGACCAACAAAAATTAGAGGAAATCATAGTTAATTCTATCAATAAGGTCATAACTGGACAAAGCACAGCTGATATTGTAGCAAATGCTATAGGAGCACAAGCTGCACAATTTGTACAAAACTTTATAGACACTAACCAAGTAAAACCTCAGTCAGATTTTTCTAAAAAAACGCAACATACAACATTGTATGAAACTGGTACACACATTCGTGACCGTATTTCATATGAACTGGAGGGATAAATTATGCTTTATGCCACACCAAAACTACCACGAGCATTATTGCATATACTAACAGTTACAAATCGAACATTTGTGCGAGAAATAGGTGGTCAATACAAACCTGTTAATGAAACTGTGAAATCTTTTTGGGGTGTAATACTTCCATTGTCCAATTTAGATTGGAAATTTCTTCCTGAAGGCTCATATACACAGAATTCGCAAAAGCTTTATACAGATGATTTCATAGATATACAACCTGGACAGATTATTCGAGATACCTATGATGGACAGCAATATACTGTAATACAAAAGCTATCACATAATTCTATACACCCTATGCTCCGATTTCTTGTTGAAGGAGTGGTAAAGAAATGACATTCGAACAAGCACGTAATGCAATCATATCAGCTCTTGAGAGTTATATTGGCTGTCCAGTAAATTTATCAGAACAGATAGAAAATATTCCTAATTTTCCTTATTGTTATTATAGCGTATTAGTGCCAAGAATTTCAAACCATTCATTTGGACTACGAGAAGTGATAAGCACAGGAGAAAAAACTGTACTTATGCGTTCAGAACCAGTAATGGCAACTATGTCGTTCACATTTTGTAGTAAGAACCGAGAAAATGATAATAGCTATATATTTGGGGAAAATGAAGCATTAGAATTATCAGAAAAAGCACATGGTTTTTTTCTTCTTAATGCACATAGCATTTCTATAAAATATGGTGAAATTATAATCAACAATGTAGGAACTGTTTCAAATCGTACAAGCTTGTTTGTAGAAGATTACATACGTCGTTATGGTTTCGATATTCGCTTCTCTTATGTACGAAGCGATGAAATGCAAACTATAACAATATTAAATTCAGGAAAGCCTATAGGAAACACTTATTCATAGAAAGGAGAAAAGACTTATGGCAAAAGATGTAATAGTGGTTGTGCAAAGAGATGCACTACCCAATGAAAAAGAAAGCCTTGATATTCTTCTTGTATCTACTACAGGAGCTTATCCTGTAGATACATATAGAGATATTGCAAGTGTTGAGGCTATATACGGTTCAAATGGGGTATGTCCTAATTCCAAAATTGTTCGAAAAGCAACTACTTTGTTCAATCAAGGTAAAACTACACTTGCAGAAACACTCGTCAATAAATTTAAAATTGTCAGCTTTGAACCTCCTGCACCATCTCCAGCAACAGCAGCAACATTTATAATTACATTTAATGCTGATGATATATTTTCTAGCCCAATTCCTGCTGATAAAGATATTTGGGTTAGAATAGGCGAAGATAGCAAAGCTGTTATAAAACTAACAACTGTAGATGAAATCAATAACATTCAGCAGTTTGTTGAATTATTTGAAAATACAAGTTTTACTAAAGGAGGAAAAACTTATACCGCTAATATTGACGAAACAAAAATTGTTTTTACAGCAGTAACATCAGGTGAAGTAGATACCATTCCTAAGAGAGTTGACTTCTATGAAGATGAGTTATTAAGCATAGAACTTCCTATTGCACAAATTGCTACATTTACAAACGGTGTTGATGCAATAAGTGCAGCAGATAACTTTATTAAAACTATCAAAAAATTTCAGACAGATGTAGATAATGATTGGTATTACCTAATGACGGACAAAGACGATGATGAGTACGTTGTTGCTTTAGCAAAATTTGCAGAAGCAAGTGAGCCTTCAGAGGCAGAACTGGGTGTGGGTATAGAAGACCACCGAAAGTTTTATATGGGACAGACTACTAATAAAAAATTTGTATGTTCCACTGCTCGTGCTGCTGTTATTTATACAGATGAAAAATATATCAGTGAAGAACCTGATGCTTCT